ATAAATTTCCAACAGTATCAAAACTTATTTTATTTTGTTTTTCCGCCACAAAAAACTCAGATAAGTAGTCATATCTGTCTTCATGAAATCTCAAATACTCTCTAACAGATTGTTTGAAAGGATTTGTAATGATAATGATATAGTCAGCCAACTGTTCCATAAAAGATGAGCCAAACAGGTGAGTATTATTAGGTATCATATCATTAGACCTTTCTTTAACAACTGAAGCGTATGCTCTGTTCAACTGCGATAATATTGCAAAAAATACATTGTTAAATTCTAATTTTAAAAGATTAATATACTCTGAAACTTCTTCTAAAACCGCTTGCTTATCTTTCCCTTTAAACAATAAAATGTGGTCAGCCGAAATCCAAATAGCTTTTTTAGTTCTATTTAACAAGCAAAAGTTTCTTGTCATATTATAAAAGTCAATAGGAGAAACAGGCTCTTGAACGACATATCTTCTGTCATCTTGCAAGTTTTTATAATATTCTTTTACTTTCAAAGCTTCTTCTTCATTAAAAGGCTCAAATAAAATATCAGACTTTCTTTTCCCCGTAATTCTATGAGTTGCTCTTAAAAGTTTTTTGAGCATCTTCATCTCCAAGCTATATTCAAGACTAACAAACTCTTCTGCATTGGGATTTATCTCTTTATTCATAACATTATCTGTCATTCTGTAAAGAGTTTCGGATTTACCTGAGCTTGGTGAACCTGCAAGTATCAGACAGTCGCCTGGAAGCATACCTCCTATATGGCAATCAACCTCTTCATAACCCGTTTTTAAAATAAGATTATTTCCATCTTGATATTTTTTAAGTTCTTTAAAACCTTCATCTGCTAAATCACCTGCTTTTTTTATTCTTGGGTCAAGAGTTATTTCTTGCATATATTAATATTCTTCAAATGTTTTTTCTAATCTTTCTCTGTTCTTAATGAAATGATTCCACAACCACGATTCTTCCAAATCAAAACGTGTTGCAAAAGCAGTTTTGGGGTAATACCAAATATATTCTAACTTCTTACTTCTTTCTTCATTTTCCGCCAAAAAATCTAAGACAAGATTAATAAGATTGTTCTTTTGAATCCCACTTTTCAAACGGAAATCACGTATATGTCTTTGAGTTTTAGCACCATTTCCAATATCTTTACCTGCTTTAATGTAGTAGTTTTTCAACCATTCAAAGACAGTCTTATCTTCAGGTTCAACTTCTGCTTCTTCTAATTCGCTTAATAAGTTTTTCCCCGTATCACTTAAACGTAAGCTTATATATAAGTGTTCTTTTTTAGACTTCTGCTTTATATGTTTTATAAGAGAAAGTCCCTCAAAACGCTCATAATCACTTTCTTTTAGGTTTTCTATGAGCCAATCTGTTTCAGTTTGATTAATTGCGCATAAAAAAACTAAATCAGAATATTCTAAACCTGACTTTCCTAATACCGATAGATTTACATACATAACTTAATCAAATAAATTAAACCAACCACTTCCAATACTATTAACATTAGGTAAAATAGGACTGTTATTCTGAACTTCCAATCTCTGAATAGGGAATAACGACTGAATCCCATTCTCCACTTTGTAAACATATCCATTTGGTTTAATTATTGTTTCAGGTGTTAAGTTTTTTATGCCGTTTGTATTATTGTATATTTCAGTTTTTAAAGCACTCGTGCCTCCTATTGTCGAAATTTCAATAGTTTTTACAGGAGTAATACTTCTTACTCCATTAACATACTGATACACTTGAACTGTTTTTGTTTCTTGTGCAAAAGTTATTGCTGAGAATAACAAAAATGCTGATTTAATTATTTTTTTCATTATATTTGTTTTATTTTTTCTACGAATGTTAGCATATTACATTTACTTCTTTAAAATTCTTATCGCAATATTCTTTAGCTTGTTCTAGGCTTTCAAAATATTCTGTTTTTATTTGTTTTCCGCCCGAAAAAATATCTATTTTAGGTTTTGACCAAACACAATTATCTTTAATAAAATGCCAATGTTCAAGTTCTAAAGGTGTGTCATTTGAAATAAATTTCCTTTTACAATTCCTGTAAAATCCCGCAGGATAATTTAAAATCTTATAAAACCAAAGAAATAAGAAACTGTCTTCTTCCATCCAAACATAATCTATTGTTCCAAATAGGTATCTTACACCTTTACACTCATCATAAATCTTTATATGACTTACTTGTTGAGGATTAATTCTTGTTTGCATAGTTTAAATTTTATTTAATCCTTCCTCAAGCATCTCGCTGAAACACGTGCCGCCATTGTAAAACATATATGTAAAATCTATAGTACCATCTTCTGATTTATTAGTTATGTCAACATAATCTGCTTCACCTAATTTATTATGTTCTATAAATTCATATAGGGTATTTTTACTGAAAACATGTGTATAGTCTCCTGTCCAATATCTTTGCTTTACAAGTACAGCAACTCCATCTGCTAATCTTTCGTCTAAATCTTCTGTATATCTTGACTCATCTTCTTTTAACCAATTTTTAAAATCTTCAACACTTAAATTGTGTTGAATTGGTTTTAATTTTCCTGTGTGTAATTCTGTATAACTCATAATTAAAATTTCTTTAGTTTATTAAACTCTTTTTTACTTAAAACAATATCACAAGTTTTGCTCTTACCGCCAAACAATATTTTTAATCTTTCCCAAAAACTATATCTCTCGTTTAAATATTGATAAACAGTAATATAAACATCCTCCTCATCTTCCCACTTAGAAACTCTTAATAATTCTGTTTCACAAGTACAAGGTAAATATAAATCTTTTCTTTTTGGTGAAGTGTAATTGTATTCATGTGTTACAAGTCCGTCGTTGTATGTTAGTACCATTATAAAAACTGTTTTAAATTTGGTTCTGAAAAATTCTTTGATTTTAATATTTTACCTTTTGCACGAGTTTCATCCCACACTCCATTTTCTCCATTAACAATAGGTAATCCGTCATCATCTAATTTACTCATATTTGAACGTTGAACCTCTTCAAAACATTTTTCAATGATATTCTGCATCCCATGTTCTAAGATTGTCCCATAAAGGATATAAAGTTCATCGGTAAGAGCGTCTGCAATTTCAACTAAATCATTATTTTGAACAGCTTCTAAATATTCTTCATTCTCTTCTTTCATTAACTCAAACCTGAGTTTAGCTTTTTCTTTACTGATTAAAGTTGGTTGTGTTTCCACATTTTGTCCAAAAGCTCTTTGGAAAGTTGCAACTTGTGCTAATTGTTTTTGCATAATTTATTTTATTTCTTTATTAATTCACAAATATATTTACCTAAATTCTCAACTACGTTTCCTGGTCTAGTTAAATCTATATATTCTACTACAAAAGTATGAAAATCTTTTTGAATATCAAAATTTTCATCAATAATTAAACATTTTTCATACTTGTCAGCCACAACCTTACTACCCTTTAATTTAGCAATTTTAATCTCTACATCTAAATTAAAGTTATAGTGCTTTTTTATTTCTAAGGCGAAAGGTGTGATATACTCAACTTCATCTACTATGATAGAAGGCTCTGAAAAAGTTTGGGGTTTTGTTTCAACTGTTACTTCACTACTATAACTCCATAAACTGTCTTCTATTGTTTTAATCTTTTTTCCGCCGATTTTACAATCTTTTTGTTTTCTAACTTTATCAATCAGCCAATCATAGGAACTGACCTCTCCAAATTCTTCATAAATTTCAGTGGTTATCTTTTTAACTGCTTCTGAAATCCAATCAGAATAACTACAATTACTGCTTAAAAACTCTTTTTCTTCTGTTTTGAAATCTTTTGTTATTACAGTTCTTAAAAATTCTTCATTGTCAGTGTCTTGAATTGCATAAGATATACTTTGCTCAACAGAGTAGACATTGTTTAAAATACGTCTTTCATCAATCTCTCCAAATTTAATATTCCAAGCAAATCTACTAGGTCTGTCTCTATCTTCATAAACTAAAATATTTTGTTTGTAAATTCTAAGATAATTTTCCTTATTTTCCAAACATTCAACAGAATCGGATACTTTAAATAAAGGCTTTTCAAAATTCATATAAAGATGTCGATTTTGCCAAACATTATAAAAATCATTTTCTTCATCGAAAGTTAAAGTAATAACTGTTCCATGTTCGAGTTCAGGGCAAGTTTCTTGCTCTAAAACATATCCACCTTCATCTAAAACATTACTCATCAACTCTCTGTAAGACATCCACAATTCCCAATTGTACCCTAACTGTAGAGCGAAAGCTGTTTCTACTATATTAGATTCTGTGTAACCTTCTGAAAAAGTTAGAGCTGAGTTACAATCACCATGAAATTGTTTTTCATAATTAATTAATATAACTTCT